GAACGACATCGGCAATCTCTAGATTTTCCTCGACCGAATCAACCGTGACTTCCGTCTGATTGAAGGCAAAAACAATAAGGGCAACATGCGCCGAAAGAAATTCTTCCACGGTCATCTTGCCCTTATCCTTGTCGAAAAATGCCAGAAACTCACGCCATACCTTCATCTTGGGCGGAGCCGGCTGGATGATTTTGCCGTTGATTTTGATTTTTGGTGTATCCATCTAAATTTATCCTCCAAAATCAGTTTTCAAAATTTTTGTCCTCGTTATATAATGAATAGTAATTTCCTATATGCGGAGGACTCTTTATGCATCTTTTTTATGTTTTCATCGGTGGCGGACTTGGGGCTATTTGCCGCTATCTTGCCACATCCGTAATTGGCAGCCGTTTTGGTATTATGTTTCCTTTCGGCACACTGTTTGTTAATACCGTTGGCAGTTTTCTCATGGCACTTATTTTGGGATTTTTATTACCCTTGGCCAGAACCACCAACATGATGCCAGAATCGTTACGTCTACTTTTGACCGTTGGCTTTCTTGGTGGATTTACAACTTTTTCCTCGTTCAGCATGGAAACTTTGACACTAATGCGAGGAGGCAGTTATTTTCTTGCCATAATTAACGTTACCGCCAATATTGTGCTAGGCTTTTGTGCGGCTGTAATAGGCTATAAACTTTCTTCATCACTTTGCTAATATCAAACCGTGGTATACCAGTTACTTGCAGTTTCTGCATCCAGCCCGGCACTTTCGGTATCGGCATAGGTGTAAGAATTGCCGTCTGACAATCGGTAGATGGCCTTAGCAGTCAAGGTCGGCGTCTGATAGGAAATGTTTTCTTCCTTGGTCGAGCCTTTGACCGAGGGTTCCTGGAACATGACTTTGAAGAATTTTGTCAGGCGCTTACTGCCGTTCCGCTTGTCGCTCTGGAACATTACGGCAAAATACGGAGCAACATCATCCTTGTTGGCGACCATCACGCCGTTCTCACATTTATGCCCCAAAAGGTAAGCCACATACTCCAAGGGCAAAGCCGCCGTATCGAAGGTCAGTTCATAGGATGCCGTGTTGGTAGCGGTGTCTATGGACTGGCCATCTGCATAGAGGTCGGCACTGCTGTTGGAGGGCTTAATGTCTATGCTCCGCAGTACCTTGCCCAAGTCGATGGGTGTATCGTAGGTTGCTGTTTCCCCGGCTTCATCCGTCAGCAGCTTTGCCACATGGAGCCGCTGTATATTGATAAACTGTCCGCTGACCATTCTGCTGGCCGGTTTCATTTCTGCCATTATTCATCCACTCCTATTCCAATTACATAATCCACACATAACACAAATACATCACGTTCTGCCATTTCCAAGGACTGACGACGCATAAAGCCCAGTCCCTTCATGATTTTGCTCACCACATCATAGATATGCTCATAGTGTCCGTCCTTGGTGAGAATCTGCAACCTTACGGTCACGCGCCGCTCTATTTCTATGCCGTCTGCCGTAAGAGCCGGAACATCCGATATGATGTTGTATACAATGATTGGGTAGCTGCCAGCATTGGGACTGATGCCGGGATAAATGCACCGGCACCGCCTGTCTCTTGCCAGCAATGATGTCAGTTCCCTTGACGTACTCAGAGCTCTATACACTTTTTCCTTGATATTCATTTTCTTCTGAGTGCCTCCCTTACCGCATCAATTATCTTATTCCTGACCTCATCCCGTCTGGCATCCATGGCAGGATACATAAAAGGCTTGTTGATAGCAGGGCTGAATTCCACCAACTTGCCGTAGAAAATGCCATCGTGGGATGTAGCGTCAGCAATGATTTTGTACTTGGCACCGCCCTTTTGCTTGACGGCATGGATGGAATCCCGAAGTGCTCCCTTGACCACACGGCGGTCATTGCCTTTGTAGACAGGGCAACGGTTTCTTGCCTCCTGCATGACAATCTCTGCTCCATCTGCCAGCGCCGACTTGGCAGCCTTGGTGGCGTTCTCCCCCAGTTCCCTCAGAATCTCCTCTGCGGATTGATAGCCCTTAGCCATCTTCCACCAGCTCCTTTGCCTCCATAACAAGATACTTGCGGCCACCGTCCATAGGATAAGGTGGGGCTGACATTATCAGCGTCTTGTCACGCCACTCAATTATGTCCGTAACCTCAATGTCCTCACGATAGCGAATTACTATCCGATATGACACCTCATCCACCTTCTCGGCATAGCCGTCTGAAATCTTGGCGGCATAAGGCAGAACCTTCGCCCAGACCGTTGCCACCTCTGTCTTGCCCTGCTCGATAAGGTTGCCGACAGCGTCTTCTTCAACTATGGGGCGCAGGATTTTTATTCTCTGTCGTAACTCACTCAAAGATACATACATCAGAAGCCCTCCCGGCGAATACCCATCAGCAGGGAACGAAGCGTCATTGTAAGTTTTTTGTGGTCAGCTTCGTCCCTATGTTCGTATAGATAGCCCACGGTATAGAGCACCGCCGTTTTGGCAATAGCCCCACAAGCCTTGAACTCATCTGCATTGAGCCGTGACACATCTAGGCATAACTGCTCCGCAGCTCGTAGCAGTTTACGGACAATATCATCTTCGGCATCCGTGTCAATACGAAGATATTCTTTTGCCTTCGGCAGGGAAACAATCATTAGCCATCACTCCCATAACAACAGGGAGACACCAGTAAGGCATCTCCCTACACCATATTTACATCAGCCCTTGCCAGCAGTACCTTTGATTTTCAACATCTGCACCGCCTCCGGCAGTACCAGTTTCCCGTCCACACGTTCCTTCATGACAAAGGCAATCATGCCGTTACCGGCAAACAACTCTCTCAGTTCTTGAATGGAACGGGAGCCACGGTCACCGATGTTGTAGTAGCTGTAATCACCGAACACCAGCGCCGTCTTGCCCGCCTCTGCCGTAGGCATAAACGGTGTGGTGTGAATCGGATAACCCAGCAGACGGTCAGGCTCGCCCATCTGATAGGAGGGCTGCCACATATACGCCTGATTAGCATCCTTCAGTTTGCGGATTGCCGCCAAGGTCTGGTCGTTGACGATAAAGGCCGCACTCTTGCGGTAAGGACGCTTGAGTTTGTAGACCAGTTCAATAAGGTCATCTGCCGTGATGGATGCACCGCTGGTGGTCACGCCAGTCTGCGCCGTGGTCAAAAGACCGGTGGGCTTGTGGTTGCCATCACCATTGAGGAAAGCATCCTCCTCGGCATTGGCGATAGCCTTGCCAAACTGCTGGATGATGTAGCTTTCCAGATTAAAGGCGGCATCGTAGAGAAGTTCCTCCGTAACCTTGATCGCTACATGGAGCTTGTAGGCGTCCATGATAATCTGGTCGAAGGTGGCATCGCCAAAGCTAAGTGCCCCACCTTCCTCAATCCACGATGCAGCAGGCTTAGTAGCGGCGATGTTGATTTTGCGCTCACCGCTGGTAGTAATTTTCGTACCGAGGTTACGCATAATGCACTCCTCGTTCAGCACATCAATCAGGCGGCTGTCGTACTCCTCCGGGACTAAATAACCGCCATCGGTATCGACACCTTCCTGGAGGACGTTGGATACGTTGCGGAAGTTGCAGCGGATGGCGGCAAGCATAGCCTTACGGTATTCATCAGTTGCCCTGCCCGTTTTCTCAGGTACCTTGGCGGCAGGTTTGTTGACAATCGGCTCGGATGTTGGTTTAGCAAGTTCTGCATCAATCGCCATCTGCCGTTCCATGCGCTCGATGTCCTTGCCGAGAGCCACTACATCTGCCTCCATTTTGTCATAGGCGGCAGCATCTTCGGCAGAAAGCTTGCCATCCTTGTCCTGATGGCTGTCCAGAAAAGCCTTGGCTCCTTCCCACAGCTGTGCCCGTTTCTTGCGAAGTTCCATAACATTTGCCATAAATAATTCCTCCAATTAGTGAATAAGTAAGTTAAGACGACTCCTGAGAGCGTCTGCGGATACACGGTTGTCCGGCACAGCTGCCTTGACGAATTTCAGCGACTGCGCCTTTATCTTGTCAATGAGGGAATTGGTCACTGCCCGTTGGGAAAATAGCATTGCTTCAATACCCTCGGACTGCTTTTCCTCATCCTCATTGGCGAATAGAATCTTGTCGGCAAAGCCCAGCTCCACGGCTTTCTTGGCGTTCATCCAGCTTTCCGCATCCATAAGGTCGGACAGGCTTTGACGTGGCTGACCAGTCTTCAGTTCGTAGGCATTGAGGATGGATTCCTTCACCTCGTCCAGCATCTGGATTGCCGCCTGCATTTCCTTGATGTTACCGATGACCGCCGTGCTGGGGTTGTGAATCATCAACATCCCAACGGGAGACATTTCCACGGTGGTTCCGGCCATGGCTATCACGGATGCCGCCGATGCCGCCAGGCCGTCTATGCGAACTGTGACATTTCCCTTGTAATCCATGAGCATGTTGTAGATTTGCGCCGCCGCGAACACATCGCCGCCGGGGCTGTTAATCCAGACCGTGATATTGCCCTCGCCCTTCATCAACTCATCACGGAAGATAGCCGGTGTGATTTCATCGCCAAACCATGAGTCCTCGGCAATCTGCCCATTTAGCACAAGGGTGCGCTCGCCTGTATCGGCATCGCGCACCCAGTTCCAAAATTTACGCTTTTTCATTTGTACCTCCAGTCTGTTTACTGAAAATCCCAGCATCCTTTAATTTGCACAGGTTGCCGTTGATTAAGTAAAGATTTCCACCTTCCTCCTCCGAGATAGGATTCATATTCTCCATCTCGCGGATATCGTTGGCTGATAGCCAGCCGTTCTGCCTGCCCACCGCATAGCCAGCCATACGACTTTGATAGTCACCACGGAGCAAACCATCTACATTGAACTTGATGAAATACCTTTTTTGCTCAGTAGAATTGAGCAGGGCTTTCTGCAAAGACTGTTCCCAGCGCACCACCCACGGATTCAGCGTGTATTTTACGAACTCCAATGACTGCTGCTCAATGTTATTGAAGGAGCTTTTTTCAAGGTCGCCAATCATATGCGGTGGCACACGATAGAGCCGTGCAATCTCATCAATTTGAAATTTGCGAGTTTCAAGGAACTGCGCCTCCTCCGGCGGTATGGATATCTGCTGATAATCCACACCTTCCTCCAAGACCACTACCTTGCCTGTATTGGCTGTGCCACCATAGACGGCTTGCCAGCTTTCTCGCAATTTTGATGGATCTTTGAGAACTCCTGGATGCTTCAACACGCCCCCTGGTCTTGCCCCATTGGCGAAGAAGGACGAGCCGTATTCCTCACAGGCCAGTGTCATGCCTACGGCATTACGCGCCATGGCTATGGGAGAGTAACCGACAAGTCCATCAAAGCCCAGCCCTGGAATATGCAGAACGTCCTGCCGCCGCAGCTTAATCTGACTGCCGCCTTTGATTTTGGGATTGCTGTCGCTCATGGGCGTATAGGTGTAGACAATCTCACCATGCTCATCCCGGTCAACGCTCATGCGATTAGGCAAGAGCGGATAAAGCCCCACAACTCGTCCCATGCCATCTCGGATTATCTGCGAGTAGGAATTTCCCCACAAAAGCAGGTGAATCATGGCCGTCTCTCGAAATATAAAAGAAGTCATTTCGGGATTGGGCGAATCATGGAGCAGGAAATATAGCGGATGCTGCGGCACACGCTCTTTGCCCTGACCTTTGTACTCATAGACATGAAGCGGTAGTCCGGCAATGGACTCAGCCAAGATGCGGACGCAGGCATACACCGCCGTGGTCTGCATGGCTGTAAATTCGTTGACCTTCGCTCCGGCGGCAGACTTGCCGAACACAAACGGCCAGCCGCTGAAGTGGTAACTGTTGGTGGGCTTGTCCCGTGAGCGAAAAAGTTTTGTGAAGAAGTTCATGGGTATCACGCTCCTTTTGACCTATTTGATTACATTTGATAAATCGGAATTTGTGAGGATGGCGGAAATGAACTACAAAGTAATTGACAGAGAGAAGTACTATAGAAAAGGTGTGTTCCGTCACTTTACGGAAGATTGCAAGTGCTCGACCTCTATGACGGCGAGAATAGACGTAACAGAGCTCGTCACACACTCCAAGAACACAGGGACGAAGTTTTACACCAATTTCCTGTATATTCTTTCAAAGGTCTTGAATTCACGCGAAGACTACAGAATGGGATACCTTTGGCAGACAGATGAGCTGATCTGCTATGACGTAATCAATCCTACACAGTATGTTTTTCATAAAGACACAGAAACCTGTACACCTGTGTATACGGAATACGATGAGGACTATGAAAAGTTCTATGCTGCTGCATTGCGTGATGTTGAAGAAGCAAAGAAAACAAGAAAATACGGTCTGGATATGACGAACCATCCCAACTGGTTTGATGCGTCATATATATCATGGCTTTCCTATGATTCACTGCACCTTGAGCTGCCCGATGGGAACCTGTATTTTGCGCCGATCATCAACTGGGGAAAATACAGGGAAGAAAACGGAAGGCTTGTCATGCCTGTAACCGTTCGTTTGAATCATGCGATTGCTGATGGGTATCTGGTCGCAAACGTGTTCCACCTACTGGAGAATGAAATCAATTACTTTGTTGGACTCTAATCTACAACTTCCAGTTTGTAAGGTTCACGCAAAAACGCCACTCTGCTGAGTGGCGTCCGCTGTTTGGTTTCGGCTTAGAATGTTCTCTCGTAGGAAAGCCCCATGCTGTTGATTTCGGCGGCGAACTTTGCGCCCTTTGCAATTTCCTCGGCGGCTTTCAAAAGTTCCTCCGTTGTGGGGCTTCCGCCCATTCGGCTTACGCTGGCGCAGGCTTCGATTTCGATGCAGCCTATCCGTTTTTCCCAGTCAGTCTTGTCGAGGTTGCTGTTCTGGAAAATCTGGATGTTGATGTAACCCTGCCCTACGCGCTTGTTGTTCCAGCCCAGCGAGTTTTCTTCAATCTCGAATCCGTACTCGGCTGCCTTGCTGGTGATGATTTCGTTTACTTCCTGCTTTGTCATTTTGTTTTCCTCCCTTTCGGTCGTCTGTGTTTTCCCTTTCGGTATGTGTATATTCCCGTACTATGGAAGAAATAGCAAGTCATAAATGAGAATTATTTTATGTATACAAGGAGATTAATTCTATGGATTTTGAACAGTCAATTCGCGGAAATAAAGCAAGGGAAAATTTCAATTCCGGCTACAATTGCTCCCAGTCCGTACTGCTGGCCTATGAAGATTATTTGCAGGAAAAAGGACTTGACCCTAAAACCGTATTGCGGATGGCATCACCCATGGGAGGTGGAATCAGCCGTCTGCGGGAAATATGCGGTGCTGTCTCTTCTTTATGTCTGCTAATAGGTTTAGCAGATGGTTACGACACACCAGATGATGAAAAGAAAAAAACACTGTATAGTCAGGTTCAAAAACTTGCACTTCAGTTCAAAGAGCATCAAGGCTCCATTATCTGCCGTGAGTTGCTAGGCTTAGAGCAAAAACATGACCAGCCTACACCATCAAAACGAACAAAAGAGTATTATGCTGAACGCCCCTGCGCCGATTTCTGTGCAACGGCAGCAGCTATTTTTGAGGAACATTATCTACAAGAACTGTCTAAATAACCAGCACACCACGGCTGTCATATACTGATTCTCCGCTATCATTTCCGCAACGAATAGCACGGTCAAGAGCCATGATGAGGGCAATCGCCCCGTCAATCTTCTCCGTGCTTTTTGCTTTGTCTGCCTTGATGTTTCCGGCAGGGTCGGTACGGATGAAGATGTTGTCCATGTTCCAACGAAGCACCGGATGACCGCCATGAGCGATTTTCTCCTCCAGCACCAGCTTCATCAATTCCTTGGTCGGCGGTGACATGGAGGCAAATCCCTGTCCGAAGGGGACTACGGTAAAGCCCATCCCCTCAAGATTCTGCACCATCTGCACCGCTCCCCAGCGGTCGAAGGCAATCTCGCGAATGTTGAACCGCTCGCCAAGCCCCTCGATGTATTTCTCGATGAAGCCGTAATGCACCACATTTCCCTCTGTGGTTTGTAGATAGCCTTGCCGTTCCCAAAGGTCGTAGGGAACATGGTCGCGGCGCACACGGAGGTCGATGTTGTCCTCTGGAATCCAAAAGTACGGTAGCACCGCATATTTATCGCTCTCGTCCAGTGGCGGAAACACCAACACAAAAGCCGTTATGTCTGTGGTGCTGGAAAGGTCAAGCCCTCCGTAGCAGACACGGCCTTCAAGTTCATCTTCCGAAACTGGAAATGCGCAGGCATCCCATTTATGCATCGGCATCCAGCGGATGGACTGCTTTACCCATTGGTTAAGGCGCAACTGCCGGAAGGAGTTCTCCTCGCCCGGATTCTGCTTGGCTGAATCACAGGCAGCTTGCACCTTGTCTATGCCAACGGTAATGCCCAGGGAGGGATTGGCTTTTTTCCAAACCGCTGGACTTGTCCAGTCTTCATCCTCTCTGGCTCCGTAGATAACCGGGTAGAATGTATGGTCAATTTTGCGACCTTTAAGAATGTCCAACGCCTTCTGATGCGTTTCGTAGCAAATAGACTGCGTGTCCGTTCCTGCCGTGGTAATCAGAAAATACAGCGGCTGCATACGGGCATCGCCTGAGCCTTTGGTCATGACATCGAAAAGCTTTCTGTTGGGCTGGGTGTGGAGTTCATCAAAGACCACGCCATGGATGTTGAATCCATGCTTGGAGTATGCCTCTGCCGACAGTACCTGATAGAAACTGTTGGTGGGCTGGAATACCATCCGCTTTTGAGATGCAAGGATTTTCACCCGCTTACTGAGGGCAGGACACATCCGAACCATGTCAGCAGCCACATCGAAAACTATACCAGCCTGCTGACGGTCAGCCGCACAGCCGTACACCTCGGCTCTCTCCTCCCCGTCACCACAGCAAAGCAGAAGTGCCACAGCCGCTGCAAGTTCCGATTTGCCCTGTTTTTTCGGAATCTCCACGTAGGCGGTGTTAAACTGCCTGTAGCCGTTTTTCTTGAGGATGCCGAACAGGTCGCGGATAATCCGCTCCTGCCAGTCAATCAACTCAAAAGGCTTTCCTGCCCATGTGCCCTTGGTGTGGCACAGACTCTCGATGAAAGCCACGGCAAAATCCGCAGCCCCCTTGTCATAATGAGAATCCTCTGCCATGAATTCCGTGGGCTTGTAGCCCTTCAGTTTTCGCAATCAATATCACCTCCTCCATCAAAAAGGAGCCGCCAGCAGCGACTCCCAAAATCTATCTTCTACGAGAAACAGCCCCGAAGGGCTGTCCCGGTTGTTGGTTGTTTTCAAATCTGCTTCATGCACCAGGCCATCGCATGGCCACCGTCCTCGAAAAGCTCCGTGGCGGTTTCCACAAGGTTCAGCATGCATTCGATGTCCCCCAGCCCCGTTTCCTCAGGGCTGTCAATGAATTCGTAAACCGCTGCGTGGTAGCCCCGGCCTTCAAAGCCAACCGCCAATGCGTGGTCTCCGTACTTCAGCACCGCCCCTTGGGTGGCGTAACCGTAGGTTTCGAGGTTCTCCATCGTGGTCTGCCGTGGCCATCTCGTTTTTGCTGTCTTGGTCATTTTCGTTTCCTCCTTCGCTTGTCCAGGTTGTTCCCTTTCGGTATGTGTATATTCCCGTACTATGGAAGGAATAGCAAGTCATTATTCGCATTTATTTGTGTATACTTAACGAGCAACAGCCCCGCGGGGCTGTTGTCGTATTTTTCGTTTTCAGTTGAATCTAGCGATGAGAATGGCGTAAGCCTGGTAGCCAAGTTCCGTTTCCGGCTCCATGTCCCAGCCCCTGTCGTAGTTCAGGATGGTTCTGCCGTATGCCCTGCATTCCAGCTTGGAAATTCTGCCGCCGTCAATTCCGAATTCGGAACCTTCATCAAAATGCTTTACCCAGTACTGAACCTCGGTGCCTTCAATCTCGATAGTTCCTTTGCTCCACATGGTCGATTCCTCCTTTGCCTGTCTGCTTTTCCTTCGGTGTGTACATATTCCCGTACTATCGAGAAAATAGCAACCCCTGTGGAGTGTATACTTACTCCGGTCTGTGCTTCAGCAGGTAGAATTTGTCGACCGTGGGGATAATGGACAGGGACGAGCCGTTATCCCAGCGGACTAAAATCGAGCCTGCATCATCGATTCCCCTTATCTCGCCCACCGTTCCTTCCGGCGGTGCCTGCGGTTCATCGTGCATCTCTACCAGCATCACGATGCGCCCCGGAGGATAGATGGAGCGCAGCCGCTCCACCTCCTCTCTGCTGGGAAAGCCCATTCTGTTACCCTTGCTCATGTTCAGCTACCTCCTTCTTTTTGCCGGACTTGAAGCTGGCATTGCCGGAAAGGTTCGCCATGAGGATTTTCCTCGTGGTCTTGTACTCGGCTCCAATCAGCCCAAGGCGCAGGAGGAAACACCTAAAAGCATATTTTTCGTTGTCCACCGCTTTGGCTTTGGCGGTCACCCGTTTCTGCGTCCGTGCCATCTCGCAGAGCTTGCCGATAAAATCCTGCGTTGCCTTTGCCTTCTCCGGCTCAATCTCGCCAATCAGCCAGTTGAAGGTGATGTGGTCATCAGTAGCTGTGTAGGTCGCTTCTTCGATACCAAATGCCTTCTTGATAAGACCACCCTTGCTCTCCAGCAGGTGGTCGAGATTTTCCAAGGCGGCATCCGTGAAGGAATCCCTCGGCAGGCTGATGGAAAGGCTGTCTGCCACAGGCTCCTGCTCTTCGGTCGGCTGCTTTTCTTCCGGCAAATCCTCATGGGCTTCGCATTCAAAGCCTGCCTTTGCCAAGGATTCCAAGACCTGTTCCACCATCTCGGTGTCCGTGCGGTCGGCAAAAATCAGGGTGCCATTCTTCGTAATCTCGAAATCCCCCACCTGGTAGGAAAAGCTTGGTGCTCCAAGATACTTGATTTCCCAGCCTTCCAATGCCTCACTGACTACCTTCACCATTTCCTTGCGGCGGTCGCCGCTCACGTTGTACCGTACTTCCATTTTCGTGACCTCCTTTGCGTCAACCTTTTCTTTTGGTAGTCACATATTCCCGTAAAGCGTAGGAAATAGCAAGGGCTTTGTGTTGTATACAATCAGATTGCCTTGGCGAAATGGGCAATGCCCAGCATGACATAGTAGACACATGGGAGCGCCACGCCATTGCCCCACATTTTGTACTCGGCACTATCCGTATGAGGATTTGCCAGCCACTTGCGGATTTGATTGTCTGTCTTTGGCTTCTTGGCGGTTCCCATCACCCTGCGGTGGGTTTCAAAGACCTCGCGCCAGAACTGTATTTCTTCCTCCGTGGGATCTTCCGTGCCAAGGTCACTGCACCACCAGTCTGGGAAACCTTGGAGTCGGCAACATTCCAGCGGTGTAAGTCTGCGGACAATGTAACCCTGCTTGACCGCCGTTGGGTCTTTGTAGTCCCTGGACATCAGCGTGGGAGATTTTTCTTTTTCCACCTGCGTGTAACAGCCTGTGGTCATGGCATAGGCTTCATCCTGCTGGACAATCGCCAAACCGCCCTGATTGGCATCCGGGGTATTGCCGGAAGTATCTATGCAACGAGCAATGCTGGTTTCGTGGATATTGTGGCGGGCATTTTTCGTTCCCTCAGAAGTCAGCCGTATATCTATGGTACTGACCACGGCATTGAAATTATCTTTATCCGGCATTCGTTGTTGCTCTGCAGCATTGCTTGCAGTAATTGTTCCTGCCACATCCATGCCATCCCAGAACTTTGTAACGAGTGGCTGATTGTTGCCGCCTGTGCCATAGGTGCTGGCTACCGTTGGCGCGACATCCAGCGGCCCCGTGTATCTGGAATCCATGCTGTGGTTTTCGTAAACCTGTGACTGTTGAACGGTTATGGCTGCAGGAATCACTCCAGCCCAAAGTGTCGGTGACTTCTCCTCCTCGTAGCCAATGCTGCGGCTCTTGGCTGAATGCTCAGTACAGAAACCGGCACTCAGGCATTTGCCTGCCGTTCCAAGGCCAGGCGCAAGTTTTCCGGCAACGCCTTGCCACGAGCTAAAGCACGATGCAGAATCCCCGAGCAGGCTTTCGGTGTCAAATAATATTTTGGATGCACAACTGCCTGCAAAATCTGCGACAAGGTAGATTCTGCGCCGCCGCTGTGGAACTCCCCAACCTTGCGCGTCCATAACACGGTACGCAATGCTCCATCCATCTCCCATGAGAATGTCGGCATAAGGCCAGCCAGTTTTTTCAGGCATAGGCACCGTGGGCGCCTGCGGTTCTTTGATGCGGACGATTTCCGTGAGGACGGATTGGAAGTCCCGTCCCTTACTGCTGGAAAAGGCCCCGGTGACATTTTCCCACACGATGAATCTTGGATATCTGCCATTTGTAGCCTCCCTCATTTCTTTGATTACACGCACCGCCTCATAGAAAAGGCAGGACTGCTTTCCGTCAAGCCCTGCCCTCTTACCGGCAATGCTCATATCGGTACAAGGAGAACCGAAAGTGATGATGTCCACCGGCTCGACCTTGCCGCCGTGTATCTGATTGATATCTCCATAATGCTTGACCATGGGTAGCCGCTTGGTGGTCACCCGAATGGGAAACGGCTCAACTTCCGAAGCCCACCTCGGTTCAATACCAGCTAGGATTGCTCCCAATGGGAAACCTCCACTGCCATCAAAGAGACTTCCCAAGGTCAGTTTTTTCTCTTCTGTCATTGATTCAACGTCTCCTGTTCAAAATCCGTGATACCACGGGCAATGGCACGGGCGAACTCATTCTGCTTAGTACGGAGCAGAACCTCATCCTCGGCATTGTCGATAAAAGCCGTCTCTACCAGCACCGCTACGGCATCCGTATTCGAGAGTACATACAGACCGTTTCTTCCCGGCTCTGCACCCTTAACGCCACGGTCTTCCGTCCCCAGCGCATTCACAATCTGACGCTGAATGCACTCAGCAAGCTGTTTACCGTATTTGCTGGTGTGGTAGTGCCATGTCTCCGTGCCATTGGCTACGCCGTTGAAGGCATTGCAGTGGATTGATACAAACACATCTGCGTCAATGTTGTTTGAGGCACAGACCACCTCATACAAATCATCCGACTGCAAATTGCCGGATACAGAAACGCCGGCCTTGGTGAGATGCTTCTCTACAAGGTCGGCGATATTCTTGGCCACATCACATTCTCTAAGTCCCGTTCCACTATTGACAGCACCGGGGTCAGGGCAGCCACAAGGGGCATGCCCAGGATTCAGAAATACCCGCATAAGTCAGTCCTCCTTCGGTTTGGGAACATCGGCATAGGGAATCTTCTCCCCGTCCCGTTCCACATACACATCGGCAAAATTGCCATCATGGGCAGCGGCATAACGCTGCACCGCAACATCCACAAACTTCGGCTCAAGTTCCACACCGTAACAGATTCGCCCTAACTGGTCGCAGGCGATAAGCGTTGAAGCCGAGCCAAGGAAACCGTCCAGCACCAGTCCATTAGTCTGGGTACATTGCTTGATGAGATAAGCAATCAAGGGAACCGGCTTGCTGGACGGATGACCGCAGCCATCTTCCTTGGAATTCTTGATGCGGTCGAATTCAAACACCGTGGTCTGCTTCTGGTCACCATACCATGTATGCTTGCCATCCTTGCGCCAGCCCCAGATAATTGGTTCATGGATGTACTTCCAATCGGTGCGCGTAAGCACCAGCCGGTTCTTCTTCCAGACCAGTCCTGCTCCAACTTTAAAGCCCGCATCCTCATAAGCGTCATGGAAGATGCGGGCTTTGGCTGTAGCATAAAAAACATAGATGGAGGCGTCCTTGGCCATGGCTTCATGGAAACAGCCAAAGGCTTTCGTCAGGAATTCGTATGCCTCCTTGTCGGACAGGTCATCGTTTTTGATTTTGCCGGAGGTGCTCTCCAGATTGACCATATACGGTGGGTCGGTGCATACCAGATTTACTTGCTCATCACCGAGCAGCCGCCGATAGGTTTCCGGCAAGGTAGAATCACCGCAGATAATCCGGTGCTTACCAAGGTGCCATACATCTCCTGCCTTGGAGATACACGGCTTTTCCAGTTCCTCATCCACATCGAAATTATCCTGTTTGGCATCGTCATCGGTTTCAAAAAGGTCAGCCAGTTCCTTTTCATCAAAGCCTGTCAGCCCTAAGTCAAAGTCCATGCCCTGCAAAGCTTCAATCTCGACACGGAGCATATCTTCATCCCAGCCGGCATCCATCGCATAACGGTTGTCGGCAAGGATATACGCTTTTTTCTGTGCCTCGGTGAGATAGTCCACAAACACACATGGCACTTCAGCAATATGCTCTTCCTTGGCTGCCATCAATCTGCCGTGCCCGGCTATGACATTGAACTCCCTGTCGATGATGACCGGGTTCACAAAGCCGAACTCTCGTAGCGATGAACGCAGCTTGGTTATCTGTTCTTTGCTATGGGTGCGGGCGTTGTTAACGTAGGGGATTAGTCTGTCGATGGGAACAAGCTGTAAATCAGTAGTAGTTTTGTGCAAGATACACACCTCCTAAAAAAGTTGCAAGTCAAGCAGGAATTTGAGTTTTTTGTGTAGAAGTAACAATTAGTGTAATTTGTATGTTCTATCAAAGGAGTGATTTACCGTGATTATTGCAAAGGGAATGACAGCGGCTGAACACGACAAATACGGGCCTACTTTGGAAGGCCTTAAGCGATGGTCTCAGGAAACCGGTAAGGAGCTGCGTGAGGCAGATGCCCGCGATATACGCCAACCAAAAAGCAATTTGAACAACAATTCGGCTGCGTATTCGGTGGAAATCAGCAGTGACTTTGTTAAGCTTCTGTCGAGCATTAAAAAATCCAAAGAGCAAATATAATGTGTTTCAGCCATATGCTTATGAACAAAAAGCGAGAGCCGCTAATGGTTCTCGCTTTCTTTATCCTTTTCGTGAACGGAGCAGCCGCTCCATCACATCATCCTGTGGATTGGCTCCGCTGTAGCCTTCCGAGCAGTTTTCCTTCACAACCTGGTAAATCTGATACCACAGCTGGTTGGCCTGCTTCATGTACTGCAAGCTGATGTTCACATAAGGCGAAACGATAGCCGCACCAGTCGTTGGATGCTTGGCAAGGAATCCATAATTGGAGATGGCGTCCTGACATTGAATCCAACGGGACACGGTCATGGCGTAGTGCTCGATAAGCTCCGGGCTGACCAGTTCGGCACAGCCCTTTTCATTCAGCCAGTTCCATGTCTTTTCGTAAATCTCAACAGCGTAATTTTCCTGCCCGTTCTTCTGGGGTGCTTTGAGGTACTCCTTGGGAGCGGGCATTTCTATGCCTTTGAGATTGGCCGTTGGCAGCACCGTTACCTTGTCTGTCTTACCCTCGCTGATTTTATCGGCAAGGGCTTTCTTCTTACGCCCGGCTCCTGCTCTGGCGCCGCCCCTGTTCGTTCCGTCTTTGGCCATCTTCATCACTCCCTTCGGTCTTTGAT